CCACACGTCGGCGCGCTTGACGTGGCCGTAACGATGGTCGCCAATCTTGACGAAATAAACGTACGGGCCGCTCGCTGCGCCTTGCTGGGTTTGCTGGAAATTGCGGGCCAGCTTCACGCCGTAGAGGTCGGGTTGTGCCTGCATGGCGGGCAGTAGTTGCGACATGAAAAGCGCGTTTAGTTGTTTGTCATTCATACGGCGGCACCTCGACGCAAAGCATTTTCGTAAAGCCGTCGATTGCGGCCCAACTTTGGTCGCTCTCGCATTGCCACGTCTTGCCGCCGAAGGTCAGCAAGTCGCCTTCGTGGTCACGAATCGGCGGCGTGATCGTGGCCGAGGTGTAAAGCATGACATAGTTTTTTGTCAGGTTGAGGCCGAGTTCCTGATATGTCTTTTTGTTCAAGGGCTGCATACTGCCTTGAATATTGACGGAAGGGGCGAAGGTCGAAACGAAGTCGCCCGCCGAATTGGCGGTACGCGAAATAAACGCGCGGTGCCCGATAGTCTCGAAGCGGATCACGCGCGAGGCCATGCTAAGAAGGTTTGCGCCCGGGATGTTCATTTTTTCGTAGTCTCCGACGTGAGCGTATTCAAGAGGATGCCGGTATCGACAAGCGGTTTCCCGATAGAGGCTTGCGCGCCCTTCCCTCCATTGGCAAGCCTGCGCTTGCGTGCGTCTATTGTCGCTTGTTTCAGGGCGGGCGAGGTTACTTTCGTGATCGTCTCGCGCACCGCCCCTTCGGCGGCCAGTGCTACGGCTTCCATAACCTTGCCCGGGGCGATTTTCCCTTGGGCTGCGGCCCTCGATATTGTCTCGGCGGTCTTGGCCCAATCCTGCCGCTTCTCGGCGGCCGTGTTGCGCATTCCAAGCCGGGGCGGGATACCGCGCGAGGGGCTACCGAATTCCTGCACGTAGGCCACGCCAGCGACGGGCGCGCCGCCTTCATAGACGGCCGAGGGAAACCAGCCGACCTTACTTTGCGAGCCGTCGAGAGCCTTTACCGTTTGGCGAAGGGCCTCGATTTTGCCCGCTTTGCGAGTTACTCGCATGGTCAGAAAATCCCGCCGACCTTGCGGAAGGCTGCGCGCTCAGGCAGGCCGCCGACGTAGAACCCGCCCGCCGCTTGCGCTTGGAGCAGGGCCACAAGCTGCGCACCGTACGGGGTCGTATTGAGCCACCATTGCCACTGCGATTTAACGGGCGGCGGCGTGAGCGTGATTTGCACGTGATCAACGACGGCCCCGGTAACGATCCCGACTTGGCCTTGGTAATTGTTTTGCGCAATGATCGCGCCAATTGCCAAGAGGTGCGCGGTCATGAGGTAAAGCGCGTTCGTGCGGGCGGCCACGGTCATATCGCCGTACGTATCGGCCGAAACGTAGCCCGTCGCCGCGCCGAATTGAATCGAGAGGGCCGCGTCGGGGTATTTGGCCGGGTCGGCGAACTGTGGGAACAGTGCGCGGAATGCGGCGGGGTCAAGCGTAATCGTACTCATTGGTCAGCCCTCAAAAATTAAAGGCCGGGGCGTTGTCGCTCCCGGCCCTTGCGGTTTGGCAAAGCCCGGGGGCTTTACTTGCGCTTGCTTTTCGGCGCGGGGGCCGGTTGCGAATCGCCTTCGATACCGCCCACGCTGGCCGGTTGTTCCTCGGGCTTGAAGTCTTCCGGCACGAGCGGCGCGGAATTGTCGCGGCCGGTCATATCGGCGGCGGCGGTGTCGGGATCGACGCGGCTCTCGGAAACTTCGACGAAGCCGTTTTTCTCGTGCATCTTGAAGAGTTCGTTTTGGCGCAGGTACTCGACCTCTTGCTCGGTCACTTCGGTAACGATGCCGCGCGGGGTAACGAGTCGCTCGTTTGCGATGCCTGCGCCGCCTTTGATTACGACCGGGGGCAATTCGATAGGCATATCGCCGCCGCCCGCCATGTGGTTGGTATAGGCAACGTCGCTCGCGAGCGTCGAATACACGTAGAGTTTTGACATTTGGGGAACTCCTAGAAAGTTGTGGAGATAGGAACTTGCATAATAACTCAAAAAAGAAAAGCCCCCAAGGCCGAAACGCTGGGGGCTTTTTGCGTGCCGAGGCTCGCGCTTAGATGCCGGTCAAACGTTGAACGGCAAACGGGCGCTTGACCATGATACCGGCGGTCGCGTTCGAAAAGTCTTCGATATAACCTTTCGCCTGTTTCTCGGTGCCGAGGGCTTGGAACTTGGCGGGCACGATCTGCACGAACGTTGCGCCGCCATCGCTACCGCCATCATCCACGGAGTCGGCAAACAGGTACGCAACGTTCGCGCCGCCGTTCGCCAAGTTCAACTCAGGGGCCGAAATAATGCGGCATTTCGGGTAGGTCTGCGCCATCCATTGACGAACGGAAATACCGAAGTCGGAAGTAACCGACAGGTATTGATAAACGTTCGTTGCGAGGGCAAGAGTCGTCGCGGTCGTTTCGACATTGACTTGATCTTGCGCCGCCGCTTGCAGGCGGGCGAACATGCCGCGAATGTCTGCGGTGATTTGCAGGAACGTTTTAACGGCCCAAGTCGTGCCCGAGCCGGGGTTGGCTGCGGTCACATAGGCCGCCAAGCTCGGATCGTTCAAAAAGCCGTACGTACGGTTCGCGCCTGCGTTGTAGCCGTAGAAGCCGACACGGTTTCGCACAATGTCGAGAGCCAAGGCGGCCGCGCTGCGCTTCTCGGCGGCGTTGTTGATACGCACCCGGGCGCTGCGGGCGTCTTCGAGCAAACCGACCTTGATACCCTTTTCCCAGCGGATCACGGTACGACGCTCGAAATTGACGTTCCACGAGGAAAGCGGAACATTGGTGTAATCGCCATACGGGGCGGCTTCGCCCAGCGGTTCGAGTACACCTTGAATCACTTCCTCGTCGTCCCACTTACCGGCGGTCGTGATGCCCACGATTTCGTCGATACGACGGGCCGCGCTCAACACACGCACGAAGCCGGGGAGCCAGCTTTGCAGGAATTGCACGGGGTTGGAAATGCTGGCCGTGGTGATCAGCCCTTGGTTATCGTCCATCGCCATGCCGTCGAGGCCCATCGCGCGGATTTGATCCCGCACGAAGCCTTGCGGCAAGTTGATACCGAGTTGAGAAAGCGCGCCGTAGTCTGCGCAATCCTCGGCCGTCATTTCAACCGCGCGCACGTCGCGGCCGAAAATGTGGCTTTTAACTTCCGTTGCTTGCTTTGCCATTTTGGATTCTCCTTAAATTAAGCGTCGGTCAATGCAATGACGGCAAGACCGGCGGCCGCGTTGGCATAGCGCACAACTTTTGCGCAGGGGATGATCACTTGGCCGGAAGCGGCCACGGAATCGCCGGATACTGCACCGCTCGCGGCAGTCTGCGAGACACTCACGTTATAAGTGCCGGTGCCGCCCGTGCCGGTGCCGTTCGAAATGATCGTCGTACCGGGTACGATGTTCGGGCCGCTGATAACCGTACCGGGCAGCAGCGGGGCAGAACCCGAGGCGACGGCGGTTACGGTAAGCACGGTCGTAGTAATCGAACCCGTCATGCTCACGGATTGCGGCAAGGCCGAGAGTTGGCCGTCGGCGGTCGCGTACGTTACCTTGTCGCCGATGTTGCAGGCGTTGAGCAGGGCAACGACGAGCAGGCCCATACCGACGAATTCGCCGATGGTGCCCGCCGGTACGGTCAGCGTCGGAGCGAGCGGGCCGTTTGCGGTTGTGCCGATGGATTGCAGGGCCTTGGGGTTCGACAGAATACCGCCGAAGTTGAAGGCACCGCCCGGGGTGTATTGACCGTCGGCCGGGTCGATAGAGAACGCACGGCCGACGACGATATTCGCGGCGGTGCCCTTGAGAACGCCGGGAGTTGCGCGCAACGGGCCTTCGAAAACGATTTCGCCCACTACGCCAAAACCTTGATTCAATGCGACAGAGGATTGGAAGCCCATGATTACGCCCCTTTCAGGTGTTTGGTTACGAAGTTACCGGCCTTGGCTGCGGGCGCGGCGTCCATACCCGACACGGAAGCGGCGGGAGTTGTTGCGGGCTTGGCTTGCAAGTAGCCCGCGAGCATTGCGCGCTCGTGGCCCTTGTCGGCCTTGATGCCGAGTTTTTCGCAGCCGTACGCCACAACGCCGTCGAGCGTCATTTCGGCATGGTCGAACGTGCCGACGTGGGCCGAGATTTGCTTGGCGAGTTGATCGCGTTGGGCGATGCGCTTAACGAAAGCGGCCTCGTCCATGCCTGCGCCTGCGGGGGTGCCTTCGCCTTCTTCTTTCTTGACAGGCGCAGCGACCGCAGCGGGGGCGGCAGGGGTTGCAGCGGAAGCCGCCGGGTCTTTGTCGCCCGAAGCGGCAGTGTCGGTAATTTCCCCGGTTGCTTGCTTCTCGGCGGTTTCTGCCGCGCCCATGAGCGTACCCATAGCGGCGGTCAGTTTCGCGACTTGCGGCGCGAGTTCGGTAACGACGCTTACCAACTGTTCAAGGGTCATAGCCCCCGCCCCGCCGGTTGCGCCGCCTTGATCTTTGGTAGCATCAGCCATTTGTATCTCCTTAGCATCAAACGAAAAAGTGAGACGATCCATTACGGCCACATCCGGCCCCATGCGTCCCTCTTGTACCAAGGCAAGATGATTGCCCCGGATTTTGCGTTGCACTGCGTCGTAACGCTGGCCGTTCCACACGCCCCCCGTTAGTTCGTAGATACAACGATAACCGGCCGAAAGCTCGCGCTTGCCTGCCTGTATCAATGCCGCTAGTGTAGATGAAAACGCCTTAATGTTGGCAAATAGCGTTCCATCCTTAAAAAACACTTCCTCGCCGATCACGCCTTGAACGCCTTTTTTTTCGGCGGCCATTGCCTTGTCGGTTACTTCCTGCGCATTAGGCCCGAGCATTACGTGTTCGTAAATCCAAGGTATGAGCTTGAACGACTCGACGCAAGCCGGGTCGCCCAATTCCTCGGGCGGCCGCAAGACCTGAAACATTTTGTCAGCGTCGGGGCCAGTGAGGCCGAGTTGTCGGCCCGAGTACGG